TGGGGGCACTGCCAGATGCGCCGGCAGTGGGTCTTCGACAGCCTCCCGCCGTCTGCGCTCAAAGCTCTGTGCCGCTTCGATGGCGCTGCCGACAAGCTGGACGCCGCCCTGACGACCGCAGGATTCATCCGCCGCGACCAGTCCGGCACCGTCACCGTCTGCGAGTGGGAGATCTACAACGCGAGCCTCGTGGCGAACTGGACCAACGGAAAGAAGGGCGGGCGTCCGCAGAAATCCCGAGAAGAAAAACCCATGGGTAACCCATCGGTAACCCATGGGCTACCCATGGCTAACCCATGGCAAACCCATGGAGAACCCACTCCATCTATCTCTTCTTCTTCATCCTCTCTGTCTTCTCTGTCTTCTTCTTCTGAGGCGACAAAACCGAACGCGGAGCCGTTCGAGTCCGACACGCCCGCCCCGTGCCCCCCGGAAACCCCCGGCTTCTTCCGGTTCATGAACGCCTACCCGTCGCACCGCAAGAACGCCCGGTACGCAGCTGAAGACCTGTGGCGAGCCATGGTGCTGGAACCCAAGACCGAAGCGATCCTCACCGGCCTGGAGGTGTGGAAAGCCTCCGACCAGTGGCGCGAGGGCAAGGTGAACCGCATCGACAACTTCCTCAAAGACAGCATGTGGGAAAACCTCCCACCGGAGAGCACCAATGGACCCGATCACCGAAATCAATCGCATCGCCGCCCGACATCCGAAGACGCCCGCCGTGCAGCGGATCGCGCCAGCCGTGTCGGAGGCGATGCGCGGCCTGCCGTCAAGGTCTACTGACGCCCAGGCCGACCAAGAGCGGCTCCAGAACGCCGAGCGTCGTCAGGCCGAGTACGCAGCCGCCGAACGCTACAACGCCGCCCGCGTGCCCCTGCGCTACCGACAGACGAAGACCCACGGCCTGAACGAGCGATGGGTCGAGAAGTTCCGCACCGCCTGTCGCCTGATCGAGCAGCCCGGCGCCATCGTCGTCCTGACGGGCTCCCACGGCACGGGGAAGACTCACATGGCCTGCGAGGTCATCCGCAAGGCGACGACGCGGGGCACGGCTCTGTATGCGACGTGGGCCGACATCTCGCGGCGCTGGCGTGAGGCCGTCACGGGCGACTCGGAGTCCGAGCGGAAGGTCATCGCCGAGTTCGACACCCCCGCCCTGCTGGTCATCGACGAGATCGAGGTCGCCAAGGACGGCGAGTTCGGCGACCGGAACATGCGCGAGCTGCTCGATCGGCGGTATCGCAACATGCGGGCGACGCTGCTGCTGTCCAACCTGTCGCGTGAGGCGTTGCAGGCGAAGCTGGACCCGAGCATCCTGGACCGCATGGCCGAAGCCGGCGGAATCGTCGTCTGCGACTGGCCGAGCATGCGGGGGGTGGCATGAACCTCCCCGAAGCCATCCCCGGCGTGAACTGTGCCGCCGTCGTCGATCCCGTGACCCGCAAGGGCTTTCGTGGCGCGATTGCTGGCCAGGCTCAGGCTCCACGCTCTGGCAACATGAACGTGCCAATGACCGCGATCGTCGGTGCCGTCTGCGCGGCCCTTCGCATCGAGCCCGCAGAGTTCCGGTCTACGTCACGGTTCAGCCGCGTGGTCATCGCCCGCGAGCTGGTGTCGGCGCTGGCGGCGGATCTGACGCGGCTTTCGTATCCCGCGATCGCACTGGCGATGGGCAGGCCGAATCACTCGACGATCATCGACGCACGCGAGCGCTGGTATAACCGCGTCGAGCGTGCCGAGAAGGGCGACAAGTCCGCGTACATCGCGGTGTGGCGAACGGCGTATGAACCGAAGGCGTTGTACGAGAAGCTGAGGGCGGAACTGGAAAGGCAGGCCAAGTGAACGACAACAACATGAACAACTGGACTCCGGAGCCGTGGCAGACCGGACGCGAAGATGCGCAGTCCTACTACGGAGACACAGGACAGCCGTTTTCCAGCGTCTACCGCCAAGACGACGACGACCGAATGCCGCTGACGCCGGATGGATTTGGCGGCATGACTCGCGTTCCACTTCGCATCGCGTACGTCGAAGGCAAAGACATTCCGCGCGACGAAGAGAAGGCCAACGCACGCCGCATCGTCGCCTGCGTCAACGCCTGCAAAGACCTCGCCAACCCCGCCGCCGAAATCAAGGCCATGAGGGAGGTGTGTTCGGCGGCACTCCGCTACCGCAACGGCAAATACAGCGGCGACTGCGAGCGTCAAGAGCAGGCGTGGTTCGACGTGGTGAGGGCACTTGACGACGCCCTCGCCGTGTTGAAGGCACTTGACGCAGCCCTCGCCGCGTTGAAGGCACCCACCAGCGACGGCGCGGGGGAAGGAGGGGGCAATGCCCAAGCGTGACAACAGCGTGCGGTTCGCGGATACCGCGTGGGGTTTCGTGGCTGGCGATGCAAGCGACAAGAGCATTATCGTCGTCAACCGAATGGCGTCGTCTCGCTCATCTGACAATCGCAAGTGGGCCGCGATCCGCGTGTGGGCAGCGGGCCAGTGGATCGACATAACCGCGACACCGACGACGGTACGCGTCAACCGCAAGCCCGCAGCGAAGAAGGCCCGAACGCGGGCGGGAGGCAAGTAGCATGTTCACAGACGAAGACCACGCGAAGGCGGTGCAACTCTGGGACAAGTTCAAAGGCGCGGAGTGGTGGCCGTTCTACGTCGCGCACGACGGAGCAGCCTGGACCATTTGCGGCGCCGCTGTTCCGACGCACGTTGCGATGGAGATCGTGTCGCATCACGCGGTCGTGCACATGGCCCGGGGGGGTGTCTGCGAGATCCGGTTCAGCAACACCAACGAACGAGCGCACGAGAGCCGGCAGTGGAGCGCGACGCGATACGCGGTCGCGTTGCACGTTGCGGAGTATCGTGGCTCGTCGCCCGTTGACTGCATCCTCGGCTTGGTGGGCACGCCACGAATCCCACGGGGCGATTCGGACGAGCGTGCGAGGCTCCATGTCTACCCTGAACCCTGACCGCACGGAGGCCGAACAGGGGTACCCCCGGGTAGGTACCGATTTTGTTAGGTGTCCGGTTGCAGGTGCCAAGCGTCGCATTTTTTGACGAATCTGAGCGATTCTACGTGGTTCCCGTTAGGATGTCAATAGGTGAACGATCGTTCAACGCAAAGGAGGCGTGTTCGGTATGAAAAAGGCCCGCAAACTGCTGTCTGACACGTTCCGGCCGACTCGCGGCGGCGATGGTGGACTGCTGCCGCGCGATGTTGACGCGATGACGAAGCGGCAGGCCCGGCTCGGCATTCGTCGCGCGGTGGCAAAGAACGCGTGCGTGTTCCCGACCGTGGCCCCGGCGCCGGTTTGCTTCTCGACCAGGAGCCAAGTGGACCGGGCGCACGACGAGAAGCTGGACGGGAAGCTGCTGCGTGGTGATCGCGTTCCGACAGCGACGCCGCGGCAGTACCCCGAGCATGAGTTCCACACGCCGATTCAGCGCGTGGGCACGACGACGGACGGGACGCCGGTGCTGGCGCGTGATCTGGTGCACATGGAACAGGTCTTTGACGCGACGGAGGCCACGACGCGATGGCTCGCGCAGCAGGGGCTGGAGGTGAACGGACGAGCGGCGGCAACAACCGAGCGTGCGGCGATGCTTTTCGGAAGCGGTTTCCGAGATGCAACGCGGCAGCTCACGAAGCTCTGGAAGAGCTAGGAGGCCTCGACATGACGGGCATGGAACGCCTGAACACGTGCGCGCGGATGATGGTGCGCGGGATCTTGGGAACGAAGCGGTGGGAGATGCTGCCCGCGATCGAGGCGGCACTGCTCGACAACTGGGATGAGCGGTCGATGCGCGACATCGCCCAGGAGCACCGTCTACCAGAGGCGACGCTGCGGGCGATCTTGATCGAGGTCCGCCGCGAGATGAAGGCAATCTGTGAGGCCGAGAAGGTCACGCCGCAGATGGTTCTGGCAAGGCCGGACACCGATGAGTAAGCGAACCCTGACAGCATCGCAGGCAGCGAAGGCGCTGGGCATCTCCAAGGAGTACCTGAACGGTCAGGTACGCGACAAGGGAGCGCCATGCGATACGCACGAGAACGGGCGGCGGCTGTTCAGTGAGGCCGAGCTGCGTGAGTGGTTCAACAACGTCGGGTCGGTGCAGCCGCGGCTGGCGAACAAGACGGGCGTGTTTTCGCAGGCCGAGCGAGACAAGGCCGAGATCGTGGTGGGCGATGGCGATGACGCGGCGATGCCAATGGCCGAGGCCTTGCGGCGTCGCACGATCGAGGAGGCCCGCGACCGCAAGATGAAAAACGACATCCGTGAGGGCAAGCTGATGGACGCGGTCGAGGTCGAGCGTGCATGGGCTCAGGAGTCGATGACGATCCGCATGGCGATCGAGGCGATTCCGGTCAAGGCCGCTCAGCAGGTGGTCGCGGCGCTGCAGTTGCCGGCGGAACGGATTCAGACGATCCGCAGCCTTCTGGACCACGAGGTGCGAGAAGCAATGCGAGGGCTGAGCGCGTGACGCTGTGTGATCCCATTGCAGTGGCTCGGGCGGTTCGGCGGCGTGCCTTTGCCGTCCGCGATCCAATCCCGATCGACGAGTGGTGCGACAAGCATCGCGTGGTGGTGTCGGGCAACGCTGAGCCGGGACCGTGGCGCACGGCCCGCACGCCATACCTGCGCGAGCCGATGCGGTGCATGGATGACCCCGCGTTCCGGCGGGTGACGCTGATGATGGCGTCGCAGTTGGGCAAGACCGAGGCTGGCGTGAACGGCATGCTCAAGCACATGGTCGAGAACCCGAACCACTGGCTGGCGATCTGGCCGAACGACAAGCTGGCCCGCAAGGTGGTGAAGGACCGCATCCGCAAGACCATTGAGGCGATGCCCGTGTTCGATGGTCTGTTCATGCGGAAGCGGACGCAGTCATCGACGACGACGCTGGCGATGATGAACGGATCGACGGTCACGGCGGTGGGTTCGGGGTCGAGCACGAACGTCCGCAGCAACCCGATCGGGTTCATCCTCATCGACGAAGAGGATCTGTGCATTGAAGAGAACGACCAGATCATTCAAGAGGCGATCCAGCGCACCGGCACGTTCCAGCGGTCGCTGCTGATCGACATGGGCACGCCCGGCCTGCAGAACATGGGCCTGCACGCGGAATACATGAAGTCGGACCAGCGGCGGTACGAGGTGCCGTGTCCGCACTGCTGGAAGCACCAGGAGCTGATCTGGAAGAATGTCCGGTGGAAGGGCGGCGCGACTGCGGACCCGGACGAGGTCGAGCGGACGGCGGTGTACGTCTGCGAGCACTGCGGCGGCGTCATCGAGAACCACCACAAGGAGCAGATGCTAGCGCACGGCGTGTGGGTCCGCGAGGGCCAGTTCGTGCGTCGGCGTGACGACGGAACGGTCGAGCTGGTCGGCGACGTTCGCCCGTCCACGCACGCGGGCTTCCGGCTGTCGTCGCTGTACTCCCCGTTCAAGACGTTCGGGTGGGTAGCCCGGGACTTTGTCGAGGCCAAGGGGTTCCCGCCGCGGGTGTGGTTCAACGGCAAGCTGGGCCAGCCGTGGGCGCCGAAGGGCGAATCGCTCGAGGTGTCGCAGCTCGAGAAGCTGCGGCTGCCGTATGTCGGCGGCGGTCACAAGATGGGCACGGTGCCCGAGCCGGTGCTGGCGCTGACGATGGCCGCAGACGTGCAGGCTGATCACCTGTGGTGCGTGGTCGAGGGCTGGACCGAGGGCGGCGTGGACTCGCACTTGGTCTGGGCCGAAAAGATCGAGAGTCCGGCCGGTGGCGGCATCGGGCAGCTCGAGCACGTCCGGCGGCGCGTGTTCCCCACGGCGGACGGTCGGCAGATGCGAATCGTCGCCACGTTCATCGACTCGCAATACCGAACGGAGGAGGTCTTTGAGTTCTGCCGACAGGGGAAGGCCCGGGGCGAGCGGATCGTGGCGGTTCAGGGACACGATCACCTGACCCTGCCGCACTACGCCAAGGTCATCGAGAAGACCGCGAGCGGGCGGGCGCTGATCGGCGGGGTGCAACTGCTGCACGTCAACAACTCGCATTGGACGGAGGCGATTTGGGGCCAGTTGCTGAACAGCCTGCGGGCGGTGGGGGGGCAGGCGGACGATTCGCAGCCGGACCTGTCGCGCCCGGCCGGACGGCGGTTTCTGCCCGAGGACTGCCCAGCGTTCGTGCTCGAGCACATCACGGCGGAAGCGGCGATCCCCCGGAAGCGTGGCGGTCAGACGATCGTGACGTGGGATCTGCGGCCGGGGCGGCGCGACAACCACATTCTGGATTGTCTGCGGTACAACGCGGCTGGTGCCGATTGGGCTGGCGCGAAGCGGCTGATGCGGCAAGCTCCGGCGGCGTCGTCGGCCCCTCGCCTGCAGGGCGTGTCGGACCCGTCGATTGAGCGGTTCCGGGATCGTTTGCGCCGCTAAGTCGTCTAGCCCGTGATCCGGTGCGCAGGATTCCTGCGCATTCTGGGTATGGGGTATGGCGAAAGCGAATCAACCCAGCACCGCAGCGACGGCCGACGACCCGCTGACGGCTGCACGCAAACGACTATCCGACGCTGTCCGCAAGCACGTTCAAGCGTGTCAGGACGGCGATGCTGCTGTTCGTGCGGCACGCGACAAGTACGAAGAGGCCCAGCGCGAGAGCGCCGAGAACCGGGCCGCGACGACGACGGCCAAGGCCGCAGCCGAGGCCGAGGTCGCACGTTTGGAAGACGAGCAGCGTCGAAAGGACGCAGCCTGACATGGCGTGGACCTACGAAGACTTCGAACAGCAGACGACGGACGCGGCGAAGCTGTCGCGTCTGCACCTGCACATTGCCGAGGTCCGCGAGAAGTACGGCGGCAAGCAGTCGGTGTCCGGCGGCGGCATGAGCCTGTCGGTGGACACGGGCTATCTGAGCGGGCTTGAGGCTCGCCGGGCTGAACTGGAAACCCGCGTCCGCCGCTTCAACGGCCGCACTCCCCTGTCGTTTGCACACACGCAGCGATGAGCAAGCGAAAGAACACCCTCACCGACCGCGTCAAGCGGGCGGAACAGCGTGCGCAGCTTGAGCGGCACCGGCTGGTCGAAACAGCCGCCAAGCGGACCCGCAAGGGCATCGCCGCGCCCCGGGGCTACCTCGACTCCTACGACGCGACCCACCGCGGCCGCAACCGCGTCGGCTACTACGGCCGGGCCGGAAGCCACGACCAGCACCTTGATCCGCAGTCGCACGACCTGCTGCGCCGGGACTCGCGGAAGCTCGACCGAAACAACGCCCTCGCGCGGTCCCTGATCCGCCGGCACTGCGACGCGGTCATCGGCAAGGGCTTCACGCTCCGCTGCGAGTCGGGCGATCAGGAATGGAACAAGGTCGCCGAGCGATTCTGGCGCAAATGGTACACCGACGAGATCGACGTGCAGGGGCTGGCGATCGGCCCGCAGTTCGACCGGATCGTGCACGATTCCGCCTGTGTGGACGGTGACGTACTCATCGTCAAGCTCGACAACGGCCAATGTCAGCTCATCGAGAGCGACCGAATCCGCCAGCCTGCCGGAGCGATCGCGTCCGGCCACTCGTGCACCTCGGGTGTCGAGCGTGACAAGGCAGGCCGCATCGTCGCGTTCCACGTCGCTGACACCGCTGGCCCCTCGTCCTACTCGCTCGGCTACACCCAGACCCGCCGCATCCCGGCCGAGTTTTGCGTCTACATGCCCTCGCCGCAGCATCAGCGGGTGAACCAGACCCGCGGCGAGCCGGTTCTGGCCGCGACCATCCCGCTCCTCGAGCAGTTGGACGACCTGATTGACGCGTCCGTTGTCGCGCAGCGGCTTGCGGCGTATCAGGCGCTGGTCATCGAGTCGTCCGATCCCGCGGGCATGCAGTCGGCCCTTGAGGGTGGATCTGAGGCGCAGATGCCGGGGCTGTCCACGGGATACAACGGCGGTGCACCGCAGCCGATCCACTGGGAGCCCGGCGGCGTGTTGCATCTGCAGCAGGGCGAGCGGGCCACGCAGGTCAAGCCCGAGCACCCCGGCCAGAACTTCCAGGACCAGGTCCGCATGCTGGTCCGCATGATCGGTGCCGACTTCGGCCTACCCCTTGAACTGTCGATGATGGACAGCTCGCAGGCGAACTACCACGGCTTCAAGGCGGCACTTGAGACAGCCTATCGCGGCTTCGCTCGCTGGCAGGAGTGGAACGCCCGGATGCTGCTGAACCTCTTCCGGTGGCGCATCGGTCGCGCCATCGTCGAGGGTGATCTGCCGTTCGTCGAATCGTGGGAGCGTGCATCGTTCCTGCCGCCCGCAAAGCCCGTCATCGACCCGAAGGCCGAACTGGAAGCCCTCGCGTTCGGTGTGAATCAGCGTCTGACCACCCGCAAGGACGCCGTCGCCGGCCTGAGCGGTTCCGACCTTGACGACCACTACGACCAGATTGAGGCCGAGATCAAACGCGAAACCGGCGCCGGTATCGGCCCCGTGACCATGCCCGGCCAGGTGACGCCCGCGACCGGCCAGCAACCCAACGCCGAGGCGACCGCGAGCAACTGACATGACCACGCCGACGATGACATACCAGGGCAACGCCCTGCAGGCGATCGCGTCCGCGCTGATCCCGGCCAACGCCGCGCAGATCATCGAGATGAACGCCCGCAGCGGCAAGCGGCCGAGCCCGACGCCGCGGCCGGTTGCGATGCACGGCCTCGAGGTCATGGATCGCGGATCATGCTGCTACGCCGTGGGCAACCTGTCGATCGTCTGCATCGACGGCGTCATGGAGCACACCGAGAACCCGTTCTCGTGGCTGTTCGGTGGCACCTCGACGGCGACGCTGACGCAGGCGATTCGAGACGCGGCGGATGATCCGCTGACCAAGGCGATCCTGTTCCGCGTCAACTCCCCCGGCGGTGACGTGGCGGGCATGTCGGACCTTGCGGCGGCTGTCGCCTACGCCAAGGCCAAGAAACCCGTGCACGCGATCTCCGAGAGCGTCTGCGGGTCGGCGGCGTTCTGGGCGGTCTGCGGGTCTGCTGAGATCGTGCTGACGCCGACCTCGCTGCTGGGATCGGTCGGCGTGTTCGTCGGCCCGATCATCGACCAGAGCAAGGCTCTTGCCGCCGAGGGCATCGAAGTCTTCAACGCCAAGACGGGCGAGAACAAGGGCGCCGGGATGCTCGGCGTGCCTCTCTCTGACGGCATCAAGGGCGAGTATCAGCGGATCGCTGACACGCTCGGTGCCGAGTTTTTCAACGCCGTCGCTGCCGGACGCAACAAATCAACGGACGAGATCAAGGGACTGCAGGGCCGGGTTTTTGCCGGTGCCGACGCAGTCTCAGCGGGGTTGGCCGATCGGGTCGTCCCCAGTGTCGAAGCGTACATCGCCGAGCTTCAGAACAAGTTCGCATCGGGCCGAGCCGCGGCACCGGGCGCACGAGCGTCGGCGTCGTCACCCAAGGCCGCGGCGCAAGGAGTCTCTGCTATGGCAACCGATTGGTCCACCGTGACCGACGACGATCTGAAGACGATGCCCGCGTCGATGGTCGAGAAGATCAAGGGCATGTACCCCGAGAAGCAGCCCGACCAGGAGCCTGCGGCCTCGAGCACTCAGCTTAAGACCGCTGGCCTGCCGGACGCGCTTCGCCTCAAGGCGCTTGAGGAGGGCATGACCCTCACGCAGGCGATGGCCGCGAAGTCTGCTGCGATCGAGGCTGAGAACGAGAAGCTGAAGGCCAGCGTCGCGGACCTGACCGAGAAGGTCAACGCCAAGACCAAGGCGACGGCGTCCGTGACCGCAGCTGCTGGCAACCTCGGCGGCGTGGCCCCCATCGCCACGGCCACCGCCACCGACTCGGGCCTGACCGAGTACGAGCAGCTCATCCGTGCCGAGATGGCGACCAACGGCAGCAACCGCTTCCGCGCCATCCACACCGTGAACATGAAGCGCCCCGACCTGTACCGCGCGTGGCACGCCGAGCAGGTCGCCGCCTCGAAGAAGTAACCCAACCCACACGCACAGATCGCGGCGAACCCGAGAAGTCGGG